GGGAGAGGATCTAAAGGTGCTTTACATGGGTTGACTAAGTTTAGTATGGAGGATGCGCCACCGAGCACATTTTTTTTAGAATATGTAGCAAGACCACAAACAGCTGAAATGTTTTTTGAAGATGTACTGATGGCTTGCGTGTTTTATGGTATGCCACTTCTTTGTGAAAATAATAAACCAAGACTTTTATATTATTTTAAAAGAAGAGGTTATAGAGGTTACTCAATGAATCGTCCTGATAAATTATGGAACAAGTTATCAGTAACCGAAAGAGAAATAGGCGGAATACCTAATTCAAGTGAAGATATTAAACAAGCTCACGCTGCTGCTATTGAAATGTATATAGATAAGCACGTAGGTTTAAACGACCAAAACGAATATGGAACAATGTATTTTAATGAAACATTACAAGACTGGGCCAAATTCGATATAAATAACAGAACAAAATTTGATGCCGCTATTAGCTCAGGGCTTGCTATTATGGCTTGTCATAAAGATTTATATAGACCAAATATCAGAATGGAAAGAGCACCAATTAATATAAGATTTGCTAAATATCAAATCGAAGGATCAACATCAAAAATAATAAAATAGTAATATGGCAGGAGTAGTAAATAGTTTTTTCCCAAGTCAAGTTGCAAGTGACTCTGAGAAGATGTCACGAGACTACGGACTCCAAGTTGGAAGAGCAATTCAAAATGAGTGGTTCTCGAACAACTCTGGTGTAACTAGATTCAGAAGCAATCAAAACACATTCCATAGCTTAAGGCTATATGCAAGAGGCGAACAGCCTATACAAAAATACAAAGATGAAATGTCTATTAATGGCGATTTGTCTTATCTTAATTTAGATTGGAAACCAGTACCTATATTATCAAAGTTTGTTGATATAGTTGTTAATGGTATAGCTGATAGATCTTTTGATCTTACTGCTTATTCTCAAGATCCATACGGAGTTAGTAAAAGAACTAAGTATATGGAATCCATTATAAGAGATTTACAAACAGAAGAGCTGAATGTATTTGCTCAAGAGAATTTTGGAATAAATTTATTTGAAAACAATCCAGATAAGTTGCCAGACTCTGAAGAAGAGTTAGATTTACATATGCAACTTAGTTACAAGCAAGGTATTGAGATAGCAGAAGAAGAAGCTTTGAGTGTTATGTTTGATGAAAATAGATATGACCTAACAAAGAAAAGATATTACTATGATATAACCACTCTTGGTATTGGCGCTGTCAAAAATAATTTCACAGAAGCAGAGGGTGTAACAGTAGAATATGTTGATCCGGCTTATTTAATTTATTCTTACACAGAGGACCCGTATTTTCAAGATATATATTATGCAGGCGAAGTTAAATTCGTGCCCTTAAACGAGCTTAAAAAGCAGTTTCCGAACCTATCTGAAGAGCAAATGGATCAGATACAATCACAAGGGTCACAAAATTATGGGGTTTGGAATAATAATATAAGCAATACAAACAATAATAATAGAGATCAAAACATAGTTCAGATACTTTACTTTAATTATAAAACTTACATGAATGAAGTTTATAAAGTAAAAGAGACTGCAACAGGTGCTTCAAAAATAATAGTAAGGGATGATCAATTCAATCCACCTATTGAAATGTACGAAGAGCAATTTGGTAAAATGTCCAGATCACTTGAAGTATTATACGAAGGTGTAATGGTATTGGGAACTGATATATTACTTAAATGGGAGATGGCTAAGAATATGATGCGACCAAAAAGTGATAGTTCTAAGGTTAAAATGAATTACGCTATAACAGCTCCTAGAATGTATCAAGGTAGAATAGAATCAATAGTAAGTCGTTGTACTGCTTTTGCTGATATGATACAATTAACACATTTAAAATTACAGCAAGTATTACAAAGAATGATACCAGACGGTGTTTACTTAGATGCTGATGGTATAAATGAAGTTGATTTGGGTAATGGTACAAATTATAATCCTCAAGAAGCACTTAATATGTTCTTTCAAACAGGATCTATAATAGGTAGATCATTTACACAAGAGGGTGATATGAACCCTGGCAAAGTGCCAATACAGGAAGTTCAAACCGGAAGCGGAGGCCAAAAGTTACAAACACTTATATCCACTTACAATTATTATCTACAAATGATAAGAGATGTAACCGGATTAAATGAAGCGAGAGATGGTAGTACGCCGGACGCAAGAGCTTTAGTAGGTGTGCAGAAACTAGCAGCGGCTAATTCTAATACAGCAACAAGGCATATACTTGATGCGGGTTTATATTTAACAAGGGAAACAGCAGAATGTTTATCTTTAAGAATATCCGATATACTTGAATATCATCCAGCAAAAGAATCATTTATTCAAAAAATAGGTGGGTTTAATGTAGCTACTTTAGATGAATTGAGAGATTTGCATTTACATGATTTTGGTATATTCTTGGAATTAACACCTGATGAGGAAGAGCAACAGCTTTTAGAAAACAATGTGCAGCAAGCATTATCAGCTGGGTTAATTGATTTATCCGACGCTATAGATATAAGAGAAGTTAAAAATATAAAATTAGCTAATCAGTTATTGAAAGTTAGGCAAAAGAAACGTCAAGAAAGATTACAACAAGAACAGCAAGCAAATATACAAGCTCAAGCTCAAGCAAACGCACAAGCTCAGCAAGTAGCAGCACAGGCTGAAATACAAAAAGATCAAGCATTATTTCAAACTAAATCTCAATTAGAGCAATTAAAGGGTCAAATTGAAGAGCAAAGAATAGGTGTTGAAGTTGGTGCTAAAAAAGAATTGATGGCTTTAGAATTCCAATATAACATGCAGCTTAAAGGTATGGAGGTTCAGAGTGCTAAAGACAAAGAAAAAGAAATTGAAGATCGAAAAGATCAACGTACAAGAATACAAGGTACACAGCAAAGTGAAATGATTGCACAAAGAAAAAACGATACACCACCAACTAACTTCGAATCTGGAGGGAATGACACAATGGGAGGTGGATTTGGCTTAGGTGCTTTTGATCCTAGGTAATAATAATAGTAACAATTATATAATATTTTATCATGTCAGAAATTAAAACAGAAGGTAGCTTTAAAGTTAAAGCCCCTGAAAAAAAAGAACCAGTAGCTGAACAAGTTAAAGAAGCTCCTGAAGAAGTTAAAGCTGAACCTCAGCTAAAAGTTGATTCCCCGGTTTCAATAGATGAAGAAAGTGGTGGTATTAAATTAGACTTAACTCAACTTAATAAACCACAAGAAGATGCCAATACAGAGCAAGAAACAACAGACGTGGCTGCAAATCAACAAGCCGAACCTGTACAAGAAGTGGAAAAAGAAATACCACAACAACCAGAGCCCGTTCAAGCTGAAGAATCCGTTCTTGAAGAAATAACAGACGAAGAGGTTGAAGAAAAAACAGAAGAGCTAAAAGAAGAAATAGAACAAGCTGTTCAGCAATCACAAGACACCGCTGAACCTTTACCTGAAAACATACAGAAAGTTGTAGAGTTTATGAATGAAACCGGTGGAAGCCTGGAAGATTACGTAAAGCTTAATCAAGATTATAGTTCTTTAAATGAGAATCAATTGCTAAGAGAGTATTATGAAACTACAAGACCTCACTTAGATAAAGAAGATATTGATTTTCTTATGGAAGATAAATTTTCTTACGATGAAGAAGTCGATGACGAAAAGGAAGTGAGACGTAAGAAGATATCACAAAGAGAAGAATTAGCTAAAGCTAAGAATCATTTAGACGGTTTAAAGTCTAAATATTACAAAGAAATAAAATCAGGTTCTAAATTAGCACCTGAGCAACAAAAAGCGGTAGATTTTTTCAATCGCTATACAAAAGAAAACGAGGAGGCAACTCGAATAGCTGAGAAGCAAACAGAAGTGTTTTTAAATAAAACGAGTAATGTTTTTGGTGATGATTTCAAAGGTTTTGATTATCAAGTCGGAGACAAAAAATACCGTTTTAAAGTTAAAGACGCTAATTCCGTTAAAGAAAACCAAAGCGATATTAATAATTTTGTCAAGAAGTTCTTGAATGAAAAAAACGAAATGTCAGATGCCAAAGGTTATCACAAAGGATTATTCACAGCTATGAATGCAGACTCAATTGCAAATCACTTTTATGAGCAAGGCAAAGCCGACGCTATGAAAGACAGTATGGCAAAAAGTAAAAACGTACAGATGGGAGCGAGAGGCGTTCATCAAGAAGTTAAAACTGCCAACGGGTTTACAGTTAGATCAGTCGATTCAGGAAGTGCCGATTCAAAATTACGAATTAAAACTTTTAAACATTTAAAATAATTTATTATGGCATTTGATGTAGCGCCAGCAACGTTGGCAAATTTAAACCACCTTACACCGAGACCAGTAAAGGGACTGTTTGGAGATAACTATTTATCTTTAGCAGATATGAGCTGGACTCAACAATTTTTACCTGAAGTTTACGAGAAAGAAGTGGAGAGATACGGTAACCGTACTATCACTGGATTCTTAAGAATGGTAGGAGCAGAGATGCCTATGGCATCAGATCAAGTAGTTTGGTCAGAACAAGGAAGATTACACATAGCTTACGATACAGCAGTATCTAACGCGCCTGCAGGAGCAGCTGGTACTCAAACTATTGGTTTACCTTCTCCAGGAGCAGATGGAAAAGTTCCATTATTAGGACCTGGTATGACTATCGTTATTGCTAAAGGTAATGTAACTAACAAAGCATTTGTTAAGTCTGTAGGGGCTTTAGCAGGTGGTGTTCAGACTTACGCTATTGAAGTATACGATAACGCAAACAGAAACCTTACAGTAGCTTTACAAGGAGCAACAAATGGTAACGGTAACTTAAGCTTATTCGTATTTGGTTCTGAATATGGAAAAGGATCTTCATTAGCTGGTAATTCAGTTGATGCATCTTTTACAACTTTCAGTAACAAACCAATCATCTTAAGAGACAAGTATGAGGTTAACGGTTCAGACGTTGCTCAAATTGGATGGGTTGAAGTTACTACTGAAATAGGAACTGGTGGATACTTATGGTACTTAAAATCTGAGCATGAGTCAAGAATTAGATTCGAAGACTACTTAGAAATGAGTATGGTTGAAGCAGAAAATGCAGCTACTCCATTTACGAATGCAGCAGGAGCTACACTTTCAGGTATGCAAGGATTATTCTCTACACTAGAAGAAAGAGGATTAGTATGGTCAGGAACTGATTTTGCAACAGTAGGTGCAGGGACAGGGATCGACGCGTTTGATACAATCTTACAAGAGCTAGATAAGCAGGGAGCTATTGAGGAAAACATGATGTTCTTAGATAGAGCTACGTCTCTAGGTATTGATGACATGTTGGCTGCTCAAAATTCTTACGGAGCTGGAGGTACATCTTACGGTGTATTTGATAACTCTGAAGATATGGCCCTAAACCTTGGATTCTCTGGATTCAGAAGAGGAGCTTACGATTTCTACAAAACAGACTGGAAATATTTAAATGATTCTACAACTCGTGGATTAATTAACGATATCAAAGGTGTTATTGTACCAGCTGGAACTTCTACAGTTTACGACCAACAATTAGGACAAAACATTTCAAGACCTTTCTTACACATCAGATACAGAGCTTCTGAAGCTGATGACAGAAGATTAAAATCTTGGGTAACTGGTTCAGTTGGCGGAAACTATACAAGCGACACGGATGTTATGAATGTGCATTTCTTATCAGAAAGAACAATGTGTACTCAAGCAGCGAACAACTTCGTATTATTAAAAGCTTAGGCTGACTATCAAGTAGTGGTTACCCTCGTTGAATTGACGGGGGTAATTATTACTCTTATTAACATTTATATTATATTATATCATGGCTAAAAAAGCACAAGCAGAAGCTATTGAGGTTGCACCTCAAGAAATAAAAGTACCTAAAGTAAAAAAAGATACTTGGGTAATTAAAGATAGATTATATGAACTTGCCACAGGTAAAGAACCTTTGGTATATTCTATAGCAACAGCGCATTCAAGAGTTAAATCACTACTTTGGTTTGATGAAGAGAAAGGGTATCAAAGAGAACTAAGATACGCAACTAACCAAAGATCACCATTTGTTGACGAACAAAAAGGTCAAGTTATAATGGGGAGAATCATTTTTAGGAATGGTAAGTTATCAGTGAGAAAAGAAGATGTTGCATTACAAAAACTATTATCATTATATCACCCAGACTTGGGTTTAATATATAAAGAATATAAACCTCAACAAGTTGCTACTAATGAAGTAGAATGGATTGAGTTTGAATTACAAGCATTAAATATGGCTAAAGGATTATCCTTAGAAGATGCTGAGGCTATATTGCGTGTAGAAGTTGGAGAGCAGGTAAATACATTATCATCATCTGAATTAAAAAGAGATGTATTAATATTTGCTAGAAAAAATCCACAATTATTCCTTGAATTAGCGACAGACGATAATACTCAGTTAAGAAATTTTGGTATTAAAGCTGTTGAAGCAGGAATATTAAATTTATCACAAGACCAAAGAACTTTCACTTATGGTGGAAATGGTCGAAAAGTAATGACTGTACCATTTGATGAGCATCCTTATTCAGCTCTATCTGCTTTCTTTAAAACAGATGAAGGTATGGAAATATACAAAGCAATTGAAAAAAGACTTTAATAGTCACCTTATAGTAATAGGCTACTAAACGGTGGCCTATTATTATAATAATAAAAAATAAATTATGGCTGTAAGCGTAGATACTGTATATCAAAGAGTATTAGCAATACTTAATAAAGAACAAAGAGGGTATGTTACTCCTCAGGAATTTAATCTATTTGCTAATCAAGCTCAATTAGATATATTCGAACAATACTTTTATGATATTAATCAGTTTGGAAGAGTACCAGGTAATGATACCGAGTTTTCCGATATGCTTAACATCCTTAATGAAAAGATTAACATATTCGAAAAAAATGGGGCTATGACTTATAGCGCCCAAAACTATTGGACAGCACCCGCTGATCTATATAGATTAGGTACTATTGTTTATGCAAACACAGTATCATCCCTTTCATTATATCCAACACCAAATACTGTAGTAAATACGACAACACTTGTTGAAGCGGAACGTACAAATTACAATGAATACTTAATGATTAATCAATCTGAGTATTTAAAACCTACTAACTCAAGACCTGTTTTTGTGGCTAGCGATGCTGGCTATAAGGTATATGGTTCAGCTGGAGAGTTAACTACTGGTGTAACATGTAATTATATAAAAGTACCGTCAGAGGTAGCGTGGGGATATCAAATGGTGTACGGTGAAGCATTGTACGATGCTACTACTGCTGTTAACTTTGAATTGCACGAATCTGAAGAAACTGAACTAGTTATTAAGATATTAGCTTTCGCTGGCTTGTCTACAAAAGAAATACAAATGTATCAGGTTGCCAATAGTATAGAGGCACAAACTACACAACAAGAAAAACAATAATAGATGGCATTAATAAATAAAACACAGGAAGAATATTATTTAGGCCCAGACGGTGTTTGGGACAGTAATGATGAAAATTACGGTGGCTATCAATTTGTAAGCATATCAGATATCATAAATAATTTTATGGTTGTTTATGTTGGAGAAGAAAAAATAATTACAAAAGTTAAAAGAACAGATGTTGCATTCCATGCTCAACAAGCTATACAAGAGTTTAGCTTCGATACTTTGCCGCAAGAAAAATCAGTTGAAATTGAGTGTCCTCCTGGTTTATATATGGTTATGCCTCAGGATTATGTTAACTATACTAAATTATCTTGGGTAGATAACAAAGGTATCGAAAGAATAATATATAGAACAGATCTAACTAGTAACCCATTGCCTTATGCGCAAGACGGCAATTATGAATATATATTTGATGAAAACGGTGAGGTTGCATACCCACAACCGTCTGAAACCTTAAGAAGATGGCAAGAAAATAGCAGATACCCTTTGGGTGACTCTGAGAATGGATGGAATGCTTGGCAAAATAATCCAGATTTATTAAATCTTTATGCTTATGGCGGAAGATATGGAATAAATCCAGAGCAAACGCAAGCAAATGGTGTATTTTATATAGATCAAAAGAAAGGTATGATAAGATTCAGCTCAAACTTAGTTGGTAAAATTGTAACTTTAAAATACATAAGTGATGGACTTGGTTGTGACGAAGATATGACTGTACATAAATTTGCTATTGATGCAATATATAAATACATAGCTCATGCTATATTATCAGTAAGAGCTAATACACAAGAATACGCTATACAAAGATTTAAAAAAGAAATGGTAGCAGCTAGAAGAAATGCTAAAATTCGTTTATCAGAATTAAAATCAGATCTAATGGCACAAGTAATGAGAAATCAATCCAAATGGATTAAATCGTAAAACTGAATGGCAGAACTAATACATACGTTTACCAATGGGAAAATGAATAAAGATTTCGATGAGAGATTGGTTCCCAACGGTGAATATCGCGATGCTTTAAATTTAGAGATAGCGTCCTCTGATAATTCACAGGTCGGTTCATTTCAAAATATAAAAGGTAATAGAGAAAAGAAATCTAAATACTTAAACGAAACTACAGGTAAACTTACGTCATGGACTAGTGATTATATAAGCGATTTAAGTAATCCAATTTGTATTGGTGCTGTGTCTAATGAGAATTCAGACGAAATATATTGGTTTATAGCTTCAGATAATATTAGTGTTATTGCTTCGTATAATTCTGTGACTACGGTAACTTTACCTTTAATTGTAGACACGCAAAATATTTTAAAGTTTAATAAAGATTATTTAATAACAGGTGTTAATGTACTTGATGGTATGTTAATATGGACAGATAATCAAACTGAACCTAAAAAAATAATTATAAAAGATTGGGTTCCTCCAGTAAACTTTTTAACTCATTCGCAAATATACGGTAGAGACTTTATAGAGTCTGATCTAACTGTAATAAAAAAATATCCACTACAACCTCCCACTATAGAAGCATATTCTACAGACAGAACCATAGATGGTACAAACCCACCGGAAATTGCAACTGTAGAAACTCAAACATTATTTTCTTTTGCAGAAACTATTAACGGTGAAGTTGTTCCGCTGAACAGCGAAAGCGGGCCGCAAACACTTACATGGCTTGGAAACACACCGCCTTATTTTAAAGTTGACGACGTCTTGCTTTTTTCGTGGTCAGAAAATGATCCCTTGGATAACGATGCAATCTCACGATGTACTGTTCAATCTATAATAGGAAGTGGACAAAATCAAACAGGCGCTGTAGTAATTGTTAATTCTGTTGGGGTCGGTATAGAAAATCAAACAACAACCCCTAAATTATATGATGTAGTATTAGAGCAAGAAACACCATTTTTTGAAATGAGGTTTGCTAGATTTGGCTATAGATATAAATACGAGAATAATGAAATTTCTGCTTTCTCGCCTTTTAGTAATCCTGCTTTTATACCTGGAGATTTTAATTACTCCCCTCAGGAAGGTTATAATTTAGCGATGGTTAATAATATTAGACAGCTAACGATATCTAATTTTATACCGTCTAATATACCCATTGATGTGGTTGAGGTAGACATATTATATAAAGCTACCAACAACGCTAATGTTTACGTTGTTGATTCTTTTACTAACACGGATGATGAGTGGCTTTCCAACTCTTTAAATATTAAAACAGAAATTATAACTTCGGTTGTAAACGCTAACCAATTGCTAAGGCCATACGACAATGTGCCTAGAAAAGCACTAGCCCAAGAAATATCCGCTAACAGACTGATATACGGTAATTATACACAGAATTTTAATTTAATTGATTCTTTAGGTAATCCTACCCAAACAGTTATTGATGTAGCTACAGACTCTTTAGATATATTAACCCCCAGTGGTGAACCAATTTCAAGTGTAATAATTGGTAATAATACAGTAGCTGAATCTGTTAAATCTATTAGAACTTACCAAGTTGGCGTTGCTTATATGGATAAATACGGAAGAACAACACCTGTATTTACAAGTAAAGAAGCGACTGCTGTTATTGAAAAGCAGGATGCCCAAAAGTCAAATAAGATCAAAGCAAAGATCGCAAGTTCTGTTCCTTATTACGATCAACAAAATCAATTCCCTAATTTTAAATATTACATAAAAGAAACATCTCAGGAGTATTATAATCTATGTTTAGATCGATATTATGACGCGGAGGATGGGAATGTTTGGTTATCTTTTCCATCAGCGGAAAGAAACAAAGTAGATGAAGAAACTTTTATTATACTTAAAAAAGAACATGATAGTGATGATCCTGTAACAGAAAAAGCTAGATATAAAATTATAGCTATTGAAAATGAAGCGCCTCAGTATTTAAAGGAGACAAAGTTATCAAAAGGTACTATGACAAGATCCGACGGTAACTCCCAATTATTATTTCCTAATGGTTATTTTCCTATAGAAGGAGGTGTTGAGATTGCTGTAGATGCTTCAGATAATAATTCTGATCACCCAGGTTTTGAACAAACATTTGGTGTAGAGACTGCTTCAACTTCTGGTTTGGTTATGAGAATTACAGATGGCTTTAATATTAGTAATTGGTACAAAATAGGATCTATTGGGAAAATTGATATTGGTGGTGAAAAATATACATTAACTTCTTCTTCAGTTTTTGGAGCGGATATGAACTTCACATCAACAGATCCTTATGGCTGGACATACGCTGTAGACGGATTACAATTAGAAATAGCTGAAATTGAAATTCAAAATAAGCCGGAATTTACAGGTAGATTTTTTGTTAAAGTGAATCAGGATGTAGTGCTTACTGAAAATATATTAGCGGCAAGAGCCACTGATGATCAATATATAAGAAAAGCTTTAGGGTTTTGTTATTATTTAGATGCTACTAAAGATAGGAGAAGGGATTGGCATCGTAGTTCTTATAATTGGCTTTGTGATGATGCACAAGGAAACGACAGTAGGCTTTTTATTGATAGAGTAAAAACTGACTGCGCTAGAAAAGGACAAGGAACAACGTTAGGTGCAACAGAAGGTACTATTGAAATTAGTTGGACTGGAGCGGGAGCTTATGGCGGTAATAGATCGATGGAGGTTAAATACCCTGCTTTGCACGATGCTCTAAATTCCGTTGGTTCTTTATTTCGATTTATAGATGCGGGTGGTGGTATACCCGAGGATCCTAATGGTACTATATATAGAATTACAGCTATAGATCAACACCCAGTGATCAGAACATACGCTTGTAATAGTAGTAACACAATGTACGACGACAGCTTAAATACTTTAAGAAGATATAAACTTACTATAAAGCCAATTGAAGGAACAGGTGGGTTACAATGGGATCCGGTGGTTGATGGTGGCTTAACAAGCTACACTTGTTCTAATAACAGCAATTATGTTGGTATTGAGTTTTTAACTTTAAATCCAGAAGATAAAGGTTTTACTTCGGCTAATCCAGCTATATTTGAAACAGAACCAAAAGAAGCGGCCGAACTTGATATATATTACGAAGTACCGGGCTCCTATGAAACAGCAACACAACATGGCGTTGAGCATACATTAAACTTTTTTAACTGTTATTCTTTTGCAAATGGTGTAGAGTCGGATCGTATAAGAGATGACTTTAATCAACCTGTTATTGAAAACGGTGTTAAAGCTTCGGCTACATTAGATGAGCCGTATAATGAAGAACATAGAAGCAATGGATTAATATTTTCTCAAATATACAATTCAACATCTGGTGTTAATGGTTTAAACCAATTTATACAAGCTGAATCTATAACTAAAGACGTTAACCCTGAATACGGAAGCATACAAAAACTATTTTCTAGA